CAGGAATACATCTATCCTTATGATGACCCTTACAATCTAACTATCAGTCCAGAACGTAGGTTGAGATTGGGACAAGAACCAGAAAGGATTATTGTATCTGCAGAGGCATATGATGAACTTGTGCGAAGAATTAATGAACCACCAGACCCTGCTGTGGTGGAAAGAATTAAAGAACTTATGAATCGTAAGGCACCTTGGGATTATGATGATGTGCCAAACTAATTGTGTGCCACATGTGGAAGTGGCACAATAAAAGAGCACAGACCCCAAATCCATGCTATGATTACTTTGTAATCAATCAAACACATGGGAACTCGTAGTTTCATTTCAATCAAACACAAAGATAATACCTATTCTGGTGTATATTGTCATTGGGATGGTTATCCTGAGTGGAATGGTAAGATCCTGAAAGAAGATTATCAAACACGCAGTAAGGTTGTTGATTTGATTGATGGTGGTGATATTTCATCACTCAAAACTAAAACTACTTGGGATTCTGCCTTTGTAAATGATGAGTATAATAATACTCGTGAAGAACAACCTCTTTACTATTATGAAAGGGGTGAGACTGATGAAAATATAATCTATCCCAAGCATTTCAAAAATTATCAGCAAATGTATAAGTATGCAAAAAATAGTGATTGTGATTTTATCTATATTTTTGATGATACTGTAGGTGAAGATCAACCTTGGTGGTCTTTTTGTGGAGTAAATTGATGCAAACTAAAGTGAAACGTAAAATGGTTAATGTTGAACCTATTTCTAGTAAAGCAAAGAATAGGTTTGCAAACATGATGGACAAACTTCATGGATGCAATGTAGAACAAGAAAATGATAAACAATTATTCCTAGCATCAATCAATAAGAAATACTTCTTTTGGATTGATAAAGTAAATGATCCTAACTGGAGACTTGTTAAATGATGTATAATATGGGAGCAAAAATTACTTCCTTTATTGTATTTTCTCTGTTGATTGGTGCTGCTATTGGTTCTTCTCATGGAGCATATAAAGCAGTTAATGATACATTGATTCTATGTAATCAACGACCTCATGAATGTAAGTTTAAGTATGACATTCTGATGTATGAACAGGATGGCAGAGTTCCTTATGTCGATCCTACCAAAGTTAAACCTCAACCTAAACCAGAAAAGAAATGAAAAACTCTACTGCTCTTGGAGTTGCTTTCGTAGCAATCGTCATTGTTGTTGCTTCTATTCTATTTGAAGCATGGTTGCTTGGTTTGATTCTGTCTTGGTTTGGTGTGAATCTGTCATTCTGGCAGAACTTTGCTATCATCTTCCTTGCTAATGCTATTTTCAAAAATACTGGAGTCTCTTCTAAATGACTGAGGATTTTGTTAAACTAAATCTTGATGAGTTGGATGCACTTAAGAGTGCTCTACAGTTGTTGTCAAGGAAAGAGCAAAAGTTGATGGAGAGTAGTGGTAAAGTGTCCCTCAGTGCCCTCTATAACAAACTACAGAGCACAGTTGAGCACATCCAGAGGACAGTTGTAGAAGTGGCACAATAAAAGAGCACAGACCCCAAATCCATGCTATCATACTTGTATGAATAAATTTCAAATGACCTCAAACCTTTCCAAGATTAAACCCAAACTTCGCACTCAAGGTAATGTAACTGGAAACTTTGGTCGTCCTAAGACTAAAGCAGGATCACCTATCTCTGGTCTTGGTGTTACTAAAGTTGAAGTAGTTCGTGTTACTACTCCTGATGCTTATTTGAAGAGAATGTATCAGGCATTTGATAAAACCAATGACCCAAAACTTAAGAAGTTTATATATACTGAAATTAAAAAATACATGATTCAGCGTGGTATGTGGAAATGACAAATATTATATACTCTTATCCTCAAATTGAAAATGCCTACAATATTCTTAAAGAAGTTGTAGAGCGTGAAAATAAACTCCATGAAATTGATATGACTATTATGGGAACTCATTTAGAAACTATTCAATATGAGATTCTTCCTACACTAGAAGAAATTGTTTACTTTGACCCAACTCCCTGATGGACACCTGATCAAGTGGCACACTACCTCTTGATTTTTGCTCTCAGATCTGCTATCATTACAAAGTAATCAAAAAGCAAATGCCTAACAATTTAGATTTTACTGGTAATGCTGTTACCTTCCTTGGTTTGGTTGGTGTTACTAGCACTGCTATTATTCTTATCACTGTTTTTCGTCGTTATTTCAATAGTCCTTACATCAAATGAACTACAAATCTATTCAGGAATACGAAAAAGACCTCAAAGATGCAAAAAAGAGGTATGAGAAACTCAGTAAGCAAATCAGAAAGTGTAGAAGTGAATATCAATATGAAATTATGGTAGAAGATCTGGAAGATTGTAGACAGGATGTAATTGAACTACAAATCATCATCACAGAACTGCGCAATAAGAAGAAACTTGCAGAAGTTGATGTATAAGGTGTGACACTTGTGGAACTGGCACTGTAAATGAGCACAGTGCCTCTCTTCATGCTATGATGATCTCATCAAACAAAACTGAAATGAACTTCAAAGATTATTCTATTACTAAACCTAGTCAAGAATGGTTTGAAAGTAGTTGTAATATGTGGGTAGATTACTATAACTTTATGCTTGGAATGTTCTTTAACACTGAAGCAGATAATGCTTGGTATCAAGATCAACTCAATGCTAACAAACTGTATGATGTCTGATAAACTCTGGAAGGTCATTCTTTTGACTTCTATTCTCCTCATTGGAGACCCATTTGTGACTCTTAAAGCACAGACTGTGCCACCAATCAAAGTGGCACATGACACTCCCAAAACCTGAGTTTATGTGCTATGATGTATACATCAACAGTTGAGGAACCAATGATTGACACTTGCAAACTACATGATGATCTAGAACAGTTTGCTTCTTATCTTGGTGTAGATTATGATGATTACTATGAACTCATTTATAATCTACCTGATGAAGATGAAGATGTTGAGATAGGACTTACTGCTTGATTGTATAGGAATGGGTTTGCCTAAGGATTGGAAATGTCTGATCGATAAAGTTACCCAACTTGTTCTCTTCACTTGATTTCTTTATTATGTCTATTGAACTGATGGTTTCTGCTCTTCGTCGTGGTCAAACTGGCAGTGAGATTCTTTCAATTCTTGATGCTATCACCAACAGTGATGATACCAGTGCCACTGAAAGTGCAGTTGCTCAACCAACCTCTGAATGGATTGAGTTCTGATAAATAGGGGCATCAAAGGTCCAAACTTTGAGTAAGTCCCTGCCCCCTCCATGCCTCTTAACAATGCACAAACAGGAGGGACTCTGGGCACATAGCATAATGGATAATGCAACATCCTTCTAAGATGACGATTGGGGGTTCGAGTCCCTCTGTGCCTGTTATACTTAAGAACAATGAATACACCTAACTGGATACATAACTCAGGTAAACAAAAGAATACAAAAGGCACTTGCAAAGGCAAGATTAAAGCACGAAAACAAGCACTCAATCATATAAAAGAGAAATATAAAGTAAAATGATACACCAACATACTCTACAAACAGCAGCATCATTTGATAGAATTGATGATGCTTTGCGTGGCAAAACTGATGATGATTTGAGTGAACTTATTGAAGACATTGAGTTTACATTGTATAAAGCAAAAGAGATCTATAATGCTCAAGTATCAATGAGTGGTGGTTATGACTATGATTCTACACCATATTGTGACCTTCCTAGTCGTTATTGATGTGCCACCTGTAGAACTGGCACAATAAAAGAGCACAGACCCCAAATCCATGCTATCATACTTGTATGATTAAAAACACAACTTTGACCACTGAACAAGTTATTGACAAGATTGAGCAGTTCTGTGATGTTCTGCGTACTAACTTTCAATCTTATTCTATTGAATGTCATAGAAAGTTTCTTGATGATCCTGAAACTAAAGAATGGCACAGGGAACAAATTGATAAACTTTGCATGGGTGAAGGTGTTGATCAATACACCTATGTGAAAGGTAAAAAGTATGCCAAAATCATTCACATTAACTCTAGTGGACAGAAAAGTGCTCATGCCTTTGTAGATCTTAACACTGGTGATGTATACAAATCTGCATCATGGAAGGCACCTGCTAAGGGTGTGAGATACAATCTTATAGATGAACAATCTTGTGAACAAATGTATAAACGTGCAGACTGGGCAGGAAGTTATCTCTACAAATGAAATCAGCAGTATTTTGTATTATTTGTTTGATGATTGCATTTGTTGTGAGTAACAATGCAGACAAACAGATTCAGCATGATACACAAAAAATGATGCACCAAAGTTATACAATGTGACACTTGTAGAACTGGCACAGACATGATTGACTTTCTGGTGAATCTATGGTATCATACATGTATGAAAGATAAATTTATGACTGATTCCACTCTTGATCTCTTCTGTGACCATGCTGATGCACAAATGGCAGAAGAATATGCTATGGAACTTGAAGCAAAAGCAGCAGAATTAGAAATCACTGTAGATTACTACATGGCAGAGTTTCTCTGATTCTTTGACTACCAACAACAACATTATTAACAACAAAATGCTGACTATCTCTCAACCTTTCAATCACCTTGATCTGCCTAAACTTGCAGACATTCCTACTCAAACTGTTAATGGTTCTCGTAAGTATTGTGTGAATTGCAAACTGTTGCCTTCCATTACTTCTGTTACTTCCTATCAGACTCGTCATAGTATCAATGAGTGGAGGCAACGTGTAGGTGAAGAAGTTGCAAACAAGATCAGTCAGTTTGCATCTACTAATGGTACAAAGTTCCACAGTATTGTAGAGCAATATGTGGACAATTCCATTGACTTTGTAGAGTATGAAGGCAATGAGAATTATGAAGTTGCTCTAAAATTGTTCAATCAATTCAAGCACCTGCTTGATATGATTAACAATGTTCACTATCAAGAATGTGCATTGTATTCTGAACAATTAGGCATTGCTGGTCGTGTAGACTGCATTGCAGAGTTTGATGGTAAACTGTCTATCATTGACTTCAAGAGTTCTTCTAAACCAAAGTATGAATCTCAGATTCTTGGTTATTTTGTGCAAGAGACAGGTTATGCTAAAATGTATGAGGAAATGACTGGTCGCAAAGTAGAACAAATTGTAACCCTTGTTTCTTGTCATTCAGGTGAAACACAAGTTTTTGTCAAGAATCCTGATGATTATGTTGACACTCTCAAGCAATACATTCAGGAGTACAATAACAAATGAATGAGTGGAAGTGTACTGTAAGGACACCATCTAATTGGTTACAAACTGTGAGGGTAGAAGCATATTCTCACAGTGATGCAGTTTCATTTGCTGAGTCTATGACTGGTGGTAAATGTATCATGGCAGTTATAGACAACTCATACAGTTCTGATGATGAAGAATCTAGTTCTGGTTCATCATCAGGATTTGATGTTGGGTTTGCATTACTTGCATTTGCAGCATTTATTCTAATTGCTGCCTGGAAGTATGTCCTCCTATTTGGTATTCTTGGTCTTGGTATTTGGATGCTCATAAATACACTCAAAGACTGATTTTTTGCTCCTAAAGCATTTAGTGGCGATGTACCTGACTTGTAATCAGGAGAGGATGGTTCAATTCCGTCTGGGAGCTTATACAAACTACAACCTGTATAAATAACTAAAGTAGGTTGTAAGTTGAGATGCCAAATCCTAAAAAACCAAGATCTAATTGTTTGAACTGTGGTTGCGAATGCACAAGGTCAACATCCATTTATTGCTCAAATAAATGTCAAAAGAGTTATGAAAAAAAGCAAATAAGAGAAGATTGGTATAACAATCAAAATGCTCCTGGTTGGAAATATATTAAAACAATTTTATTTGAAGATAGAGGAAATAGATGTGAAGTTTGTGGAATTAATGAATGGAATGGAAAATCATTATCATTAGAAATAGACCACATTGATGGTATCCATACAAATAATAATCCAAATAATTTGAGAATTATTTGTCCTAATTGCCATTCTCAAACTGATACCTACAAGTCAAAGAATAGGGGCAATGGTAGACCATTAAGAAGGTCAGGTCAGTGATACCATGTGCCACTTGTACTAGTGTCACACGAAATGAGCACAGACCCCAAATCCATGGTATCATTGCAGTATGAAAAATCAAAACACCTCTCAAGTCTACCACTATCACACCAACTGGAAGGAAGGTAAAGTGAATCAAATGTGGATTCAAAAAGTTGAAGATAAGTATGTTGCTATTGCATACAATCCTGAGAAGAATTGTAGCATGGTGATGTCCAAACCTCGCACCAGTTACAGTGAAACTCTTAACTGGGTTCGTGGTTGGTGTGGTACATTTTGTGTTCTCCCTAACTGATAATATCATGCTTGATCAAGTTCTAATGATTGAAGATGCTCTTACAGAGAAGCAGTTGACTGCTCTTCGTAATATGATGTATGTGTATAAAGAACTTCAACAGGAAGTTCACAACTATCCAGAACCTCAAAATCTGTTCACTAAAACTGAATTTGAGTTGTTTGACATTTTTGATATTAACTAAATGAAACTGTTTTTTGCTGGTCTAGTTGTTGCTACTGTTGGATTCAGTGGTGTTGCGCAAATCCTAGATGTTGGTCTGAACATTGTACAAACTCATGCAGAGCAACTCAATACACAACTATCACAAATTAAGCAGTAATAGTGTTATCATGTGCCACCTGTAGAAGTGGCACTATAGTGCTTGCAAAATCCTGAAATCCGTGCTATCATTGCAGTATGCAAAAAAACAAAACTTTCTCCAAACTCATTTACAACATCAGCAATCCTACCTGTGTTGTATTTGATCTAGATGCAACTCTGTGTCATCATGGTTCACAAACTGGATTTGATGAATGTGATCAATTCCCTGCTATTGATGCTGTTGTTGATGTTGCTAAGCATTGCAAATCTAATGGATTTGATCTAGTTATTGCTACTGCACGTCCTGATGAGTATGTGGAAGGAACTGCAATGTGGTTGCAACAACATCTCCCAGAGTTTGATGCACTTTATATGAAGAACAGTGATGATGATTCTACTGGCTCACAATGTAAAGGTGAGCAACTGATGGACATTCTGCGTTTCTGGGATGACATTAAGTTCTGGGTTGATGATTCACCTTTCAATGCACAAGTTATCCGTGATCATGGTGTGCATTGCATTCGTCCCTCTCATAATGATGATTTCTGGGCAGACTATGGTGACCAGTGATGAACAAAAGTTAGGGATTGTGATAGCATTGATGATGTTTAACATGCATCAATGTGTGATGTTAATTTCTAAACAACATGAAAAACTTTACTAAAACCTTTACTCAAACTCTAATCTACAATGTTGCTACTATCTCCGCAATCATTGTGGGTGTGGTATCGTTTATGGTGCGGAGTTTCAATCAAAACAATGGCAAAGAAAAGGTCAAGAATATTACACTAACTGTTCTTGACAAAATTGATCTGATTGTACTGCAAATGATGGACAAGATTGATACTGATGTGCCAGATGTAGAAGTGTCACAATAGCACTTGATTTTTGCTGGAATCCATGGTATCATACACATATGAAAAATCAAATCACAACTGAGTTCCCCACTCTAAAATCTAAGGATGGCACAATGATTGTGTCATTCTATCCTGTTAAAACTCCCTTTGGTGATATATCCAAAACCTGGACATTTAAGGTTCTAGAGTGGCAAGGTATTGAGACAATCTCAAAGAAGTTCATTAACACAGTTGAGAAGAAATTGCAACTGCGTGAGTATGCTTCTTATGGGTATGAGTTTGTTAAGGACAACGTCAATCTTCCGCAACTTGGTAATCCTATGGCAGGTGCCTGTTAGTTATATCATGTGCCACTTGTAGAACTGGCACAAACCTCCTTGCAAAATCCTGAAATCCATGCTATCATACATGTATGAAAAATCAAACCACTGAAATGACTCAAGTTCTTGCTACCTCCATTCCTCAAAATGTGCAGGAAATGATTGATGAACTGAAAGTTCAAAACTATGCAGAAGAGGACATGGTTGCCTTCATTGAACAGTTTGGAAATGACAATTTCCTGAACTTCTATGAAGAATATGTGCAGAATGGTGAAGACTATTCTTATGAGGCAGTAGATGCTTTCATTGATGAGTTTGGTATTGATTGCATTGCACATTTCCCTGATGCCTATTATGGGCAGTATGACAGTGAGGAAGACTTTGCAGAACAATATGTGTCTGATTGTTATGCAATCAATCTGAATGATACTCCTGTTGTTGTAGACTGGACTGCAACCTAGAATTGTAATCTTCGCTATGATTTTGCATTTAATGGTGGTTTTGTGTTCAACAAAAACTATTGATGATTGCACTAAATCCTTCCTTCTAGGTGGATTTTCTGCAACCTTCTAAGTTGCATTTTCCTTTTCATAATTAACCAAATGACTGCTACTATCTCCATGCCTAAAGTTGTTGCAATGTCTATGCTTGCAAAGGCACAAGATGGTAATCAATTGCTTGAGATTCTTGATGCTGTAGTTGATACTCAAGAGGATCAAGTTCCTGTGGTTGAAGATTATCCTACTGATGCCTACATCATGGAAAATGATTATGATGATAGCATGGATGTGTGACCTCTAAATGATATGCTGTGCCACTAGAACAAGTGGCACACACCCCATTGACTTTTCCCTAAATCCATGCTATCATACATGTATGAAAAATCAAACCACAACCACCAAACCCCAAACCTATAATGGTTGGGCAAATTATCAAACCTGGAATGTATCTCTGTGGATTCAGAATCAACCCTTTCTGTATAATACTGCAGTGGCATGTGTAGAGTATCACAATGCTGATAAAGAAACCCCCTACCAAAAGTTCATCAAGTGCATGGTAAATTGTGATCAACATGAAACCAGAGATGGTGTATCCTGGGATGATGAACTTGTCAATCATGATGAGATCAATGAAATGATGTTTGATCATCACAAAGAAGAAAACAACTGAATCACAAACTAACACTCAACAAATGACCATTAAGTACACTTTTGACATTCAAACCAAACAACCTGTTTATGCAGTATTCCAACAAGATGTGTGTATTCTCCTGACCACATCTATCACCACTGCTATTAACAAGATTCAAGCAAAATGATGTATCAAGTTACAGAAATCACCTTTGATCTTTCCACTGATGATGATAGTATCCCAGAGGAACATATTGATCTAGTTCAACAAGAATTAATGGATGAGTATGTTGGTACACAATGGGTTGTAGATGATGAAGATGATCTAATTGAAGAAATCACATGTCAGTCTGGTTGGTGTATCAATTCCATTGATTATGTTGAAGTCAAAAGTTAAGATGAAAAGCAACAAAGTTTTTCAAATTGAGTTATGTTATGAGGATGCACAAAGGATCATTAGTGCAATGGAAGATTACAAAGAAAAGTGTAATCAAGTGATTCAGCAGTGTGATACTGAGATGTGTAAAGAAGCAGCATGGTTAGAGTGGTCCTATGTGAGTGAGTTAGCATATATCCTAGAGGACAAGTTTGATGTAGATCTATGGTGAAATGTTCATTCCGTACAGTATAACAGAAATCAATTAAATGTGAAAATAAATGTATATGAGTTTTCCACAGTTTGTGATAAAGTTGTGGAAAAAGTGTGTTAATTGTGTTATATTCAGTAAATGTCTCTAAATGTCTCTAAATGTCTCTAAATGTCTCATGTTCTAGTGATCTATTGTTATAATAAATGTGTCCAGAAATGGTGTAACTTGTTGTGATCTTGGCCCACATTGTATCACAAACTCCCCCAAATGTCAACACTCCTCAGACACACTCAGAACTGGCACATGACCCCTTGACAGTGATAGTTTTCCACAGGTCTTAAGTGATAATCAGTGAGAACACAGTGGGGGACAGTGATTATAGTGAAACCCAGTGAATATGCCTGTGGAAAACTAGTAAATATTTGTGGAAAACCTGTGAAAAAGTATAGTTAACTTGTGGAAAACTCAGTATAAACCAGTGATGATATGTGTGAGTCTCAGTGATACAGGGGTTGACAAATGTGATGTGCTGTGCTATAGTGAATATGGCAGTTGTTTTGTGTTATTATTGTGTTGTTGTTGTGGTAATGCGAAAATCCAAGACTCCCCTAACCTACAGAGGTGACAAATTGACAAAGCGATATCAAGTTCTAAAAAAAATTTTCTGGGGTAAAAAAACCCCTGTGAGGTTATTGTATAATAATGTGTGGGGCACAGAGACAAGTCCTTGGGATGAGGTGAGTTATATTAGTGTTTGCCTGTGGGAGACATCAAAGATACTTGGATGGAACATATATAAAAAAATTTCTGATGAAAAAAATGGTCTATAGGTTGATTGCAAGGGACAGGGTATTTTGTGAGGGTGATTTGGCACAATGCCAGGGTGCTCTCACAGATATTCACAATATGATCTGTGCAGGGTTTTCAACGGATTTTCAGATAGAAGATTTTTTAATAATAAACTGTGAGGTATGTGATGACACAAATTGATTACTTGTACTATCAGATAGTAACTGGGTGGAGTAACATCAGAGGCACCTTTAAGACCTGGGTAGACCTGATGAGGGGAGATTATAAGCATTATGCCCTACTGAAGACCGATGACCCCCTTACAGAGTGTCTGGGGTGGTTTTGGTATGATCTCAATGGGGATGAGTTATACTCAAAAGAGTTCCTAGAATATCTGTATCAGTTGGCAGAAGATGTGAGAACTGGGAAAGTGGATATTTACAAGTTTGAGAGTTTTAATGAATTGGTGGAAGACTTGGAGGATTGTGAGTGATTGAGGACTTTATGACCGCAATTTCTCTTTCAGATAGGTGGTTCTATTGACCAAAACTAAATAGCATGGTATCATATGAAGTGATACGTACGTACATCACAATTTGAAAATTTTATGGCAAAAGGATTTACTGTAAAAGCAAAACAACCAGAAGAGCAACAGCAACAACCACTCTTTAATCTTGAGGAGTGTAAGGAAAGAATTAGAGGTAAGAGTATTGTATTTTGTCTACCTGGACGAGGAGTATCATATACATTTTTAAAGAATTTTGTTCAACTATGTTTTGATCTTGTACAATGTGGTGCAAGTATTCAAATTAGTCAGGACTATAGTTCCATGGTTAACTTTGCAAGATGTAAAGTACTAGGGGCAAATGTTCTCAAAGGACCAGATCAACTACCTTGGCAAGGTAATCTAAAGTATGATTATCAACTATGGATTGATAGTGATATTGTATTCAGTACTGATGCCTTCTGGGCAATCTTTGCAATGGATAAAGATATTGCTTGTGGTTGGTATGCTACAGAAGATGGTAGAACCACTTCAGTTGCACACTGGTTAGAAGAGGATGATTTTAAGAATAATGGTGGGGTTATGAATCATGAGATGGTAGATACTATCTCAAATAGAAAGAAACCATTCACTGTTGATTATACTGGATTTGGTTGGGTACTAATTAAGAAAGGTGTATTTGAACATCCTGAGATGAAGTATCCTTGGTTTGCACCTCAGATGCAAGTCTTTGAATCTGGTGAAGTTCAGGATATGTGTGGTGAAGATGTTTCATTCTGTCTTGATGCTATTCGCAAATGTAATTTTGAGATTTGGTGTCATCCACAAATTAGAGTAGGACATGAAAAAACCAGAATCATTTGATATTCTGTGTAAGGGCAGGAAAATCTATTCAGGCATTTCCGAAGAAGAAATGTTTGAGATCATGGATGATCTTGCCTTACAATATTATGAGACAGGGGTTCCCAATCCTGTGGACCTTATGGTAGAATGTACAAGTACTGAGGAATAAAAATTATGGCAAAGCGTCCTTCACTTAATGGTAAGGTTGTAATTGAGAGCAAACCAAAGAAGACTCGTCAAGGGTGTTCACAACATACTAAACTATCTGCATCTTCTCGTAATGCTGCAAAGAAACGCTACAGAGGACAAGGAAGATAATAAATGATTCAATTGAATCCTCAAATCCCAGTCTTGACCCCTAAAGGTTCAGGCTGGGCATTTTTTTTAATTGATCGTTCTCAGGAACATGATCTTGAATGGGTTGTGTTCCTAGATAATGGTGGACATTGTTGGACATTTAAAAACTCTGATATTAGGATACAAAAAAACCTAACTTTTCATAGAGATAAAATTTTAGACTTTGGGATAGGAACCCCATAAAAAGTTCTAATTCAAATAGAATTAGGAAAAACCAATGATTAACAGAGAGACAGATAGAGACCCCTCCTACATGTATCAGATGTGGGGGACTGATAGACTAGTAACAGACTACAAACCAGTCAAGAAGGACCTTAGAGAGGTCATGTATGATGAATTAGAAGTCAAAGATCATCATCTAAAGGAGCAGGCAGAACTTCATGAAAAAATTCGTAATGATGAGGATTATGATGACTGGGATTATGGTACTGAACCAATTTATGGAAAACCACAATAAATAAAAATAACTTATTTACTAGGTATAGGATGCCCCTAGAGAATATATCAAGAGGATTCAAAGATATCAGCTTGTCGTTCCTTAGGCATCCTGTAACTAATGATGTTGCTGCAATTTATAATGAAGATGCTATTAAAAAGTCTGTAGTCAATTTAGTCAGAACTAGAATTGGCGAAAGGTTTTTTAATTCTATACTTGGTTCAAATATAGAAGATTCTTTGTTTGAATTAACATCTTCAGGATTTTTTGATCCTTTGCAAGAAGAGATCACTATACTGTTAAATAATTTTGAACCAAGGATTAATTTAAAAAGAGTTAATCTTCAAGTGGTTCCAGATGATAATGAATTGAATGTTAGTATCATATATGATATTGTGGGATTAGCAGTTCCTACACAGGCAATAAGTTTCATATTACAGCCAACAAGGTACTAATGGCATTCACCCAATTTACAAATTTAGATTTTGATCAGGTAAGAGCATCCATCAAGGACTACATGAGGTCCAACTCTACCTTTACGGATTTTGATTTTGAAGGATCTAACTTATCAATACTAATTGATATACTAGCATATAACACCTATCTGACTGCCTACAACACCAACATGGTGGCAAATGAGGCATTCATAGACAGTGCCACCTTAAGGGAGAACGTAGTGTCTCTGGCAAGGAATATAGGATATGTTCCACAGTCAAGAAAAGCAGCAAAGGCAAATATTTCATTCATAGTATCAAATATCAATTCTCAAGTTAAACAAGTAACATTAAAAAAGGGAATTGTTTGTACTGGCAATTTAGATAATACAAGTTATATTTTTTCAATCCCAGAAGATATTAGTGTTGGAGTATCTGGAGGAGAAGCAATTTTCTCAGATATTGATATTCATGAGGGAACACTTCTCACTAAAATCTTTACTGTAGATACTTCTCAACCAAATCAAAAATATATTTTACCAAATCCATTCATAGACATTTCTAGTATTAGAGTTAATGTCTATAATGACAGTCAAGATACAACTTCAGAAGAATATTCTTCAGTAAATGACATTGTTGGAATCAATTCTACATCTCAGATCTTCTTAATTCAAGAAGTTTCTGATGAAAAATATGAACTTTTCTTTGGTGATGGCATTTTTGGCAAAAAATTAAGCAATAATAATAGAATAGTAGCAAGTTATCTTGTTACAAATGGTCCTTCTGGCAATGGAGCATCCAATTTTACATTCTCAGGACAGTTAATAGCAGATAATAATACAAACTTGAGTGGTAATGTTGGGTCTGTAATAACAAATACCCCTTCAGAGAATGGTGATGACATCCAATCAATTGAATCTGTAAGGTATTATGCTCCAAGATTATATGCAGCACAAAGAAGAGCAGTGACTGCAAATGATTATGAAGCAATTTTACCATCAATTTACTCAAATATTGAATCAGTAACTGCATATGGTGGAGAAGAATTAAGTCCTCCACAATATGGAAAGGTATTTCTTGCAGTAAAACCAAAAAATTCTGATTATCTTTCACAATCAACTAAGGAATTCATTCTTAATGACCTTAAAAAGTATACCATTGCAGGAATTAGACCAGAATTTGTAGATATTAATGTGCTGTATGTTGAATTAGATTCAACTGTTTATTATAATTCAAACTTAACGTCATCTGCAGATTCTTTAAAAACTTCTGTAGTATCTTCATTGACCACATATTCAAATTCTTCAGATTTAAATAAATTTGGAGGAAGATTTAAGTATAGTAAAGTATTGGGAATTATTGATTCCACAAGCACTGCTATTACATCAAACATTACTAAAGTTAGAATAAGAAGAAATTTTGAAGTAATTTTAGATACTCCAACAAAATATCAAATTTGTTTTGAAAATAGATTTAGTGTAAGAGATAATAGAAACAGCACTGAATTAAATATTAGATCTAGTGGATTTACTATTACTGGAGAATCTTCAGAACTCTACATTGGTGACTTGGTAGATGATTCCACTCTAACCACTGGAACACTATATCTATTTTCATATGAAAATAACACCATAGTTAAAAAAACAAGTAATATTGGAACTGTCAATTATTCCACTGGAATTATAGATATAGATAATATAAATGTATCTTCTACACTAAAATTAAATAATATTATTCAAATAGATGCAATACCTTATTCCAATGATGTAATTGCCAAAAAATCAATTTATTTAAAATTAGATATTGGAAGCAGCAATATATCAATGGTTAAGGATTTAATCTCATCTGGCGAAAATGCATCTGGTAGTAGATTTGTTCCAGAATCAAGTTATTTCTCTGACTCAAGTATAAGAAGTTAAAATGAATCAAGACAATAAAGTAGTTAAAATTAAAGATATTGTTAGTAATCAAATCCCCGAGTTTATACTAGCAGACAATCCAAATTTTGTCGAGTTCTTAAAACAGTATTATATTTCTCAAGAATTTCAAGGTTCTTCAGTAGATCTTGCAGAAAATTTAATAGACTACAAAAATATAGATGCATTTGATAATACCAATTTATATTCAAATACATCCTTAACAAAAGAAGTAGATTTTTTTGATGATCAAATTTTTGTAGATTCAGTTGATGGATATCCAAATGAATATGGACTACTCAAAATTGATGATGAGATCATTACTTATACTGGATTAGATAGAAATATAATAGCAGATACTGCTAAGGTATCAGTAGGATCAACAATAGCTATCATCTATGATGCAAATATAACAGAAGATTATATTGGAAGAGAATTTAAATTCAAGCATTACATTGAAGATTTACAAGGAAATCAAATACAAAATCCTACAATTGTAGATGTTAATGTTTCTGGAAATTATGTAGTATTATCTTCAGTTGGAATAGCATCTACTTCTGTAGTTGGATATAGCACATTAAGTAGATATAATTACGAAGTAGATCTTCCAAAATTTACTGGATGTATTCGTGGGTTTAGTGGTATAGATTCACTATCACAAGAAAATAATCCAGAGTATCTTAATTTTTCAGAATCTCAAGCAAGTGATCATATTATTGGATCCCCCGTAACTAATTTAACATCTCTGTTCTTAAAAGAATTCTTTAATAAAATTAAATATCAATTCCTTCCAGGATTTGAAGGGATTGAATTTGATCCTGACATAAATGTTCCCAATTTCATTAGCAAAGCAAGAACATTTTATGAAACAAAAGGAACAGATGAGGCATACAAAATTTTATTCAAAGTTCTTTATGGTGAAGATGTACAAATAATTAAACCAGATGATTATACATTCAAACCCTCTGATGATAAATGGACTATTTGTGAGTCATTTGTATGTGAACTGATATCAGGAGATCCTACTAAACTATCAGGGCAAACTTTACTCCAAGATGAAAGTCCTAATGGAAAAATTTTACCAGCTTCTGGATCAATTTATAGTGTAGATAGATTTTACTTAAAAAATAAAACCCACTATAAAATTAATATATTTTCTGGATATTCTAACAATTTAAATCCAAAGGGATCTATATTTGGAGAATTTATAGAAACTCCAAAAACATACGTTGTTGAAGATGTCACTTCAGGTTCAAATGTAATTACAGTAGATTCTACAATTGGGTTTGATAATTCTGGAACAGTAATTGTTGGTGATATAGAGGTAACTTATACTGACAAAACATCAAATCAATTTTTAAATTGTTCAGGAATAACACAAAATATTTTAGAAAAAACTGAATTATATGGAAGCAACTATGTTTATGGATATGAGATCAATTCCAATACTGAAGTAAAATTAAGAATTATTAGATCTTTATCTGGAATTGAATTTTCAGATAACTTATACGCAACAAAAAATGATCCAATTAAAGTTGACAATTTGGGAAGTATTGATAATAATGCTTTTACAAAATCATTAATCTATAATTTACCACTCACAGTATATTCTGGAATTTTAACTTCTAATTTAGAAGAATACAGTTTAGAGGGAATTAGTTTAACTAATGGATCTGCAAGAACCTTATATGACCACAAATTAAAAAATGGAGATATAGTAGATTTATATAGAACTAATTTTAATCAAAAAATTAAGACTGGGGTAACTGTATCTACAAATAACTCCACTCCAAAGCAGTATAGTATTAACGTTTCTGGAATTTCTTCTTATGTTGGATCAAGAATAACAGCAAAGAGAAAATTATTTAAATCTACATCAACAAATTATCCAGAAATTAATAATAAATTTACTGCAAATATTCAAAATTCCTACACTGATGAAAACTATAATTACATTACTTCTAATGGATTTCCAAATTATAGCACAAATCCTTATAAAAGAGAATTCTCATTTACACTAAATCAATCAGATTATGAGACTCTGCAGGGTCCTCATAATTTTTATGATGGGGAATTGGTAACTGTTCAAAATTATCAAATTTTTGGCGATTATTCAAATCCAGTTGGAGTCAATACTGGAATTTCATTCTATGTTAAAAAAGTAGATGGAAGTAATATTAAGTTAACATATTCTGCACAAAATGTTGGATTGTCTTCTTTTATCAGTTTTTACGAATTGGTCAATCCTCCAGTAGATAATAGTGTATCTGGATTTGTTGAATCATTTACATTAATAGACAGCAAATTATATGATAACGATTTTACAAGTGCAAAAATATTTAAAAAGTTTCCAAAAAATCTTTCTACATCAACTTCAGAAATAGAAACATTATCAGGACCAATAGGTATTCTGGCAAATGGTGTAGAAATAGAGAATTATAAATCATATGACAAAATTTATTATGGAAAAATTAACTCCATAAATTTATTAAATCGTGGAGAAAACTATGATTTAACAAATCCTCCAAGATTTTTAATTAATAATCAAGAAAACGCAGAAGCAATTTTGTATCCACAATTAAGTGGAAAAATTAAGGAATTTGTTGTTATAGACTCTGGATTTAATTATAAAGATACCCCCACAGTTACAGTATCTGGTGGGGGAAATGACTCAGTTAAAACTGAAGTCAAGATGAAACTTAAGGCAAAAGAATTAGAATTCAATGCTTCTTCTTCTGCTGGATATGTCAGTGATATTAATGATGAATTTAGATTTTTATCTAAACATAATTTTGTAACTGGAGACGAAATAATATATCAAACTTTAGGGGGATCTGCTATTGGAATTGGAGATCTACCTACAGAATACTTGGTAGATAATAGTTCTTACTATGTGATTAATGTTGGAGCTGGCACATCTTTTAAATTGGCATATACTAAAGATGATGCAGTATCCAATAATTATATTTCAATAAGAGAATATGGTGCAGGAACTCAAAGATTTGTGTCCCCAAACAAAAAACTTGCAATTGATACAGTAAATTTAATAGATTTTAATACAGAATTTAAGTATAAGAAAGTTTTTGCAAACCCAGATGATATCAATCATTATGACAATATTATCACCATAAATGATCATGGATTTTTAACTGATGATGAAGTAGTATATTCTTTTATTGGAACTTCTTTATCAGGCATTTCCACAGAAACTAATTATTATGTTTATAAATTGGACAATAATAGATTCAAATTAAAGCAATCTAAAGCATCAACTACATATTTGAATATTGGATCTTCAGATATTTTTTCAATTTATTATTTTGAATATTCACCAATTAGAGTTAATATTTTAGGATCTCTAGCAGTAGACAATAAAAATAATATTATAGGAACTGCTGCATCTATAAGAGCAATAGTTTTAGGGGAAGTAACAGAAGTTAGAGTCTCCAGTAGTCAAACTCAAACTGTATATGGTTCTCAATCAATTTTAAATCTACAAGACTCTCCTAAAATTAAAGAATTAGTTGGATCTGGTGCCAATTTAGAACCATTTATTGTAGATGGGAAAATTATAAAAGTCATAGTTAAAAATTCAGGAAGCAACTATTACAATTCAATTAAATTAAATGTTGAAGGTTCTGGATATGGAGCAAAACTAGAACCAAATATTGTTGATGGAGAAATTACATCAGTTACTATTGTAAATGGTGGAATTGGATATGGATCATCTACTAATATAAAAATTTCTCCTCTTGGTAAAAATTTAAAGATTTCTGCAAATCTAAAATCTTGGACTGTAAATGATATTTTTAAATTTGGGACATCTAATGTATCTTCAGGAATTCTTTTGGGCAAAAAGTATTCACTTTTTGGAAATATTTTTGCAGTATATTATTTAAATTCCAATTTATATACTCAATTTAATATTCCATCTTTAAGTTCTAGTCAGAATCCAACAATCCATTCTCCAATTATTGGTTGGGCATATGATGGATGTCCAATTTATGGTCCAGATGCATATACAAACGTAAATGGAACTGGTGGATTGAGAAGAATGACCACTAGTTATAGATTAAAATCAACATTATCTGATAATAGACCAGATACATCAATTTATCCAGAAGGATTTTTTATAGAAGATTATGAATATGTAGAAGGGCTTGGAACACTGGACAGATACAATGGTAGATTTTGTGTAACACCAGAGTATCCAAATGGAGTTTATGCTTATTTTTGTGCAATCACCAAAAATAGATCTGCACAATTCCCATATTTTATAGGAAATTCTTATAAATTTGTCCCAGAACAAGATAATTTTGATTTAAAATTTAATCAAGATTTAAATTTTGCAGATTTGGGAATAATTAAACATACTTTACCTTATGGAGTAGAAAATAAAACTAATTATTATGAATATTTTAATTTTAATGAAAAATCAAAAACTGAAGAAATTTTAGTTACAAATACTTCAAGAGGAAGAGTTGACAGTGTTTCTGTAGTGAATGGAGGATCTGGATATTCTATTGGAGATAGAATATCATTTGACAATTCTAATACTGGGGGTTCTGGGGCATTAGCAGAGGTATCAGAACTTTCTGGAGTTGGTATTAATAGCATTTATTCAACAACACAAAGTATACCAAATGTTACTTTAACTTACAAAAAAGGTTCTGTAGTTGGGGTTGCAACTACAACTCACAATATTGATGATGGAAATTATATCAAGATAAGTGGTATCTCATCAACAGATTTCTCAACTTTGGAAGGATTTGTTCAAGTAGATGTTCCATTTACAGAAACAAAACTTTCTCAAAATTTACTTGATCAAAGTACAACTGGAATAGTAACATCAATTAAAGTTAGAGATTCTATTTTAAATTTTGAAATAGATTCTTTAGTAACAATAGACTCAGAAACTTTAAAAGTAATTGGATTAGATTTAACAAATAATTTGGTAAATGTTTTAAGGGAATCTGGAGCAACAGGGCATAGTTTAGGAACATCAGTAACATTACTCCAGAGCAACTTTTCATTTAATTACCCATCCCCAATAAGTCTTCCAGATAAAAACGAAACCTATTATTTCAATCCCTCACAATCAGTTTCCTTAGGCATTTCTACTGCAGTTGGTGCAGGAAATACATTATCAATCTTACCTTTAGGATTTGGGGTAAGTAATACTCAGTTTATTCCCACTGGAAGAATATTTTTACCAAATCACAAATTTAAATCTGGAGAAAAAGTTTTATATATTACAGACCAAACTCCAATAGTAGTTTCTGGATCTGGAAGTTTAAGTGGAATATCTACATTGTATGTTGTCAAAATTGATGATAATGTAATTGGGCTGACTAGCTCAAAAACATCCATTAATACAACTGACAAGTTATTATATTATACTTCAGCAGAAAATAATTACTTACACAAATTGAAGACTGATAGAAATATAGTTACTGCTAATATAACTACAAATGAAACTATAGTTTCTACTGCACAAACCCATGGATTGTCTGTAGGTGATCAAATTTACTTAAATATTACCTCCGGTATTACCACCACATACACAGTAACATACAATTCTTCCACAGCAAAATTAAGAGTAAATTCTCAAAATAATCCTCTAATTAATGCTTATGAAAATGAAAAGATAATATTTAATTTATCTTCTAATACTTTGTCTGGGACAAGATTTAAATTATATACAGATTCTAATTTTGTTAATGAGTACTTAGGAAATCTGGAAAATGGTATTGAAGTAGTGAGAACAAATACTTCACTAACTTTATCAATCTCAAAGAATACTCCAAGAATTCTTTATTATAACATAGAGTCTTCAACCAAAAATGTATTTTCTGACGAATCTGTATCTAAATTCAATACTATCATAATCAATCCCAGTTTCTATAATAATATAATTTCTGGAATTACCACAACTTCAAATTCGACATTTACAATTAACTACCCAGGAAATCCAGAAATTAGAAATTATACCTCAAATAATTCCACCATATCATATAATATAGTTTCTTCAAATATTCCTGGATCTATAAGTAAAGTAAAATTACTTTCAAAGGGAAGTGGATATCAAAAACTTCCAAAAATTTCTTCTATATCTGGAAATGGTTCTGGACACAATTTAATTCCACTTAGCAACAGTATAGGAAAAATTTTAAATCATTCAGTAATCAACAATGAATTTGTATTGCCTTCAGATAAAACTTTAAGACCCTTTTCAAATAGTTATTCATCTACATTTGTTTATAATAATTATAAAGTAGGATCTTTAAGCATAGTTGATAGAGGTGCAAATTATTTAAGTGCTCCTAAGATTAATCTATACAGTGTAGATAATAATCAGTTAATATCAGATTTTTCTGCTAATGTTACAATTAAAAATGGGTCTATAGACGAAATTGAATTAGTTAACCCAAGTTCTGGATTATTATCTACTGATGATAAAATTGTATTTACAGAAAATAATAATGGAGTAAGAATTTTAGGACTAAGTACTTCAGCAAACTCAAATGGAGTTTTGGTTACATTAACTTTAGAAACTCCAATAACTGGATATACTACTAGCAATCCATTGCCATTTTCTATTGGAGATAATGTATTTGTGGATAAGGTATCCTCTATAGGAAATGGTTTTAATTCTAGTGATTATGACTATAATTTCTTTGAAGTTGTTGGAGTACAAACTGCATATGGATCTCAAGATGCTGCGCAGATCACTTATCAAATGAATAATTATCCAGGAGTTTTAGTACTAGAGACTACTTTAACCAATAATGCATATGTAGTTAATTCAAATATTTTACCCAAAATAACTGCAAACCTTGTAGAAAATATTTTTTACAGTGGAGAGTTAATAGGGGATTCTAAAATTATTACTAATACTGATAATGATCCCATAACAAATTTAATTAAAATCAAAAATCCAAATACTATAGAGGTTGGAGATAATATATCTGGAGCATACAGCTATTCTAAGGGAAAAGTATCAAAAATTGAAAACTATAAATTAACTTTAAAATCATCTTCAAGTGTTCCTCAAGTAATAGGTTGGAAGTCACAACAAGGAAATCTATCATCTATAGTTCAAAAACTACCAGATAATGATTACTATCAAAGATTTTCATATTCACTAAAGAGCAAAAAACCTATATCTGAATGGAATTCAATAGTTTCTGATGTCTCACATGTATCTGGATATAAGAAATTTAGTGATTTAATAGTAGAATCAGAATCTTTAGGAATTTCTTCAATTACAGCAGAAAGTTCATCTCAAGTAAATATTTCCTTACAGTCTTATTCTAGTTTATCTACAATAAATGATTTTGATCTTGTATTAGAAAATGTAGAAGATTATAATAACTTATCTTCAGACATCATCAAATTTAATAGTAAAGTATTATCAGACTACTTACTATCAAAAGAAAATCTTGTATTATCAATAGATGATATTTCAGATTTATTTGATACTGACATACCAAATAATATTTCAATTCCAGTAGATGAAATTACTGATGATATTGTAGTCAAATATTTATTTTTTATACAATCTTCCACTTCATTCTTTGGAGATTTTATAAATCCACAATTTTTTGAACTTCTATTAACAAGAAATGGAACTACTGTCAATTTAACTTCATATTCATATTTTGAAAACAATGACATTGGAAAAATACAAGCTTCTGTAGTTGATAATAATACAATTTCTGTAAGTTTTGTTCCAGTTAATCCATTCAATACTTTATCAATAAGAGCTTTAAGAGAAGATGCAAATTATGAAGTTGGAATCGTCACAACTTCATATGGATATGCTAGAAATGTTGCAATTACTACTTACTATTCATCCCAAATTTCTCCAACTCAAAAAGTAATTTATTCAATACCAATATCAGAATGTTCTTCAGGAACCTTATTTGTTGGAATATCATCAGCATTTAATAATATACAAAGTTCGGTTGAAATGTCATTCTTATATAATCCAGGAACTTTAGAATATAATGTTTATACTCAAAATCAACTAGTTGGACTTGGAACTGTTGGAGTTGTAGATTCTGGTGGAAATATTTTAGTAACTTATGATGGTGTTCCTGGAATTGGAGTTACTGTTTATGCAAATGTTACATTTTTAGATAATACATTATCTAGTCCAAACATTATTACTGACACCCTAACCAGATTAAATAGTTCTATGATAACTGGATCATATACTATAGGAGCTGCTGAAGTAATATCTACAGTATCTGGAGATTATGGAGTATCAAAATTTGGAGTGGAAGTTACAAAAACTGTGGGATTAACAACACAAAAGAGTTTCATTCAAATAGATTCTATTCATTACATCCAAGATACATATTTAAACAATATAAATTATTCAATACTTGGAAATATAGATGATTTGGAATTTAATACAATTTATGATTTAGCATCAAATTCTTATGTTTTAACTTATACTCCAGCATCAAATGCAGATTATTCAATTAAATTCTTTGAAAAAAATATCTTATCTGTAAGAACATAAATGGCAACCATAGACGCTACATACATTCCAAATATTTTTGGCAGAACTTCATTCCCTTTAAGACATAATGGAAGTCCAATATTCTATAAATTTTTTAATGGGAGTGATTCAGAAATAGTTGATATTGACAATGATACTATTAGAGTAGAAAATCATTTCTTCAAAACTGGAGAAAAGTTATATTATAAATTAGTTGGTGCTGGAACTTCAAGCATAGGAATAAGCACATTAAGTCCAGGAGCCTCTGGAATTGCCACTTGTTTTCCAGATATAGTATATCCAATAGTTGTAGATAAAGACACTATAAGAGTAGCATTAGCATCATCTTTAGCACTCTCTAACTCATATGTAAATATAACATCCGTTGGTATAGGCACTAATCATTATTTTGAAGCAGAAAAGCAAAATACTAAATGCCTGATTTCAATTGATAATGTCATACAATCACCAGTTTCAGTAGCATCTTCAGTTGGAATACAAACAGTATTTTTAAATTTTGCAGGAAAACTTAGAGTAGATTCTTTAATTAATATTAAACCTGGAACAATATTGAAAATTGATGATACCTTATCAAGGGTTTCTGCTGTAGATTATGATTTAAAGACAACTCCAGTTGGGTATGGAACTGGATATGATATCTCAATATTTAATTCTGAGTCCTTTTTGGGAACTGCTTCTACATCTATAGTGGGAGTTAAAACTGCTTATGTGATGGAAGGAAATTATAATATAGTCAAAGATAAAATTTATTTTACAAGTGCTCCTTTGGAGGGAACAACATATGAAATAACAGTTTCCCCACAAGATATTAATTATGGATCTTCTGGAATATCCTCATATTCATTTAATTATTTCACTAATAATTTTATTACAGGATCTCAAGTTTCTGTTTATGGTGCAGTTCCTCCTGGAGGATTAATCTCTGGAAATAATTATTTTATTATCAAAAACTCAGAAAACAATTTTAGTTTTGCACAAAGTTATTTAAATGCAATTAATAAACAAAAAATAGAACTTATAGATTCAGTTGATATAGAAAATCCAGTAACTAATCTACAGTTAATCCAAATAATTCCAAACAATAATACATCTTTTCATGGAAGAGTTTTCTTAAGATCGAATTATTCTGGAAATGCAGTTTTTGATGATATTTCTGAAGGATTTAATGGCATATCAACTTCATTCCCATTAAAAATCTCAGGAATCAATACTGTCGGAATTAAATCTGACAATGGAATTGTATTGATTAATAATATATTTCAATATCCAGAGTTTGAAGAGGCATTTATATTCCAAGAAGATTCTATTTCTGGGATTACCAGCATTTCATTTATAGGAAGTAAAGGTCAGTATTCTCCTTCTGGATTTGGAACAACTAAAAATTATGATGTCAATGTTGGTGGTCTTCCAAGAGGTGGAATAATAGTTGGATATGGATTAAGTGGTGGACAAAATTTACAACCTATGATTCCAGCAGAACTTTATGTAACTGGAATTTTGCCAGAACAGGAAATCAATATAGACAACATTGCAATAGGTGTATCTGGGTCTGGATATAGATCTGATTTAGTATATAAAGTCAACTTTGAATCATCTTCAGGTATCAGAACTACTGGATCAGCAACTGCAATTGTGCAAGATGGTCATGTGATTTCTTTAGACATTATTGAGAGGGGAATTTACACTGTAGGCATGGGAACTCCAATTGTAGTAATTGATCCTCCATTTGGATATGAAAATATTCCATTGAGTGGTTCAAATTCTGGCATAGGAGCATCAGTTTCATTTGATGTTACAAGTTCTGGAGAAATATCCAATTTTAGATTTACTAATCCAGGGTATGGATACACTGTAGGAGAAGTTTTAACTCCAATTGGAATAGTTACTGGATCAAATTATAATCCACCAAAGATTGTAATCAATGAAGTGGCAAAGGATACATTTTCTGCTTGGAACATTGGAATATTACAAAAACTAAATGATTTAACTCCTTATGTTAATGGCAGAAGAAAGACATTTACAATTTATGAAACTGTCAATGGAGAATCACAACCATTAAGTTTGGAAACCATAGACGGATCTCAAATAGATCTTGCATATAATTTACTTATATTTGTAAATGATGTCTTACAAATTCCAGGAGAGTCGTATATTTTCAATGGAGGTACTCAAATTTCCTTCACTGAGTCCCCTCCAGCAGGAAGTACTTTAAAAGTTTATTTCTATAAAGGAAGTTTTAATGATACAGAATTTATAGACATTGATTCACCAGTAGAACCTGGAGATTTATTACAAATACGCAAAGATTTATTTAATACAATTCCACAACAACAACAAACAAGAACAGTTAAAAGAATATTAACTTCAGATACATTGCAGACTGAATTGTACAATAAAACAGGACTTTCACAAAACTCATCCCAATTTAGATCAATTTCTTGGACTCCACAAAAACAAGATACAATTATTTCTGGCGAATATGTCAGTAAATCTAGATATTTGCAAAGATCTAGAGTTGGTCTTCTCACTGGAATTGGGTCTACTGATGGAACATTTGTAGGACTAAACACTAATTTCATTCAGATCAATAGTTCAGTTGGAATAGGATCTCTTATTACTATTGGGGACTATGTTGAATCTAGTTATACTGGAACTGGAGTTACTGTATCTTCTATTGGAACAAATATTATTGGAATAGGAAAAACTTTTTACCAATCATCATCCCCAATAGGCACTAATACAATTTCACTTTCTATCTGGAGGAAATTGTAATAAATAACATAAAAGTGTCCATAAAAAATGCCAGCTATAATAACTGATAATTTAAAGATCAGAAATTGCACCAATTTTATCAATGATGTTAGTAATGGAAATTACTATACTTTTATTGGACTATCTAATTATGATGATTATTTTTCAGATTGGAATAGCAATACTCCAGATCCAGTAGATAATTTTGGGTACTTAAATGAACATAAAAATACTTTGCTGGGAGTTAAAAAAATAACTACCTCAGATGTAATTAGAGTAGTACCAAAAATTCAGTGGACAACTGGATTAAAGTATGATATGTATAGGCATGATTATAGTAGATATAATTTAACCCCAATTACAAATTCCACAAGACTATATGATAGTAGGTATTATGTCCTAAACAAAGATTATAGAGTTTATATCTGCATTAATAATGGGGCAGCACCATCAAATAACAATAAGGGTGTCATCTCTGTAAATGAACCAGTACATACATCAGAGTCTCCAGAAATTGAAAATGATGGGTATATTTGGAAATATCTATATACAATCTCCCCAGCAGATGCCCTAAAGTTTGATTCTACAAATTACATATCTATTCCAAACAATTGGACAACTTCAGAAGATTCTGAAATTTCTAGAATTAGAGATTCTGCAGTAAATGGACAAATAGAAACTATTTTGATAGAAAGTTCTGAGGGATATCTAATTCAATCAACTTCAAATATAGTCAATGATGTTCCAATTATTGGTGATGGATCTGGAGGATTGGCTTCAGTAATTTTTGACGAAGAAGGTAAACCAATCTCAGTTACTGTAACAAATGGAGGATCTGGATATACATTTGCAACTTTAGATCTAGATTCAATTGTTTCTCCATTATCAAGTAAAGCAGTATTTAATGTCATTATTCCACCTCCAGGTGGACATGGAAAGAACGTGTACACAGAATTGGGAGCAAACAGAGTTCTTGTTTATTCCAGAATAGAAAATACCATAACCAATCCAGATTTCATTGAAGGAAATCAATTTGCCAGAGTTGGGATTATAAAGGATGTTACACAATATGGAAGTGATACATTGTTTACAGACACTACTGGGTCTGGAGTTTATGGATTAATCATTGATGGCACTAGTGCAAGCACTGAGGGAGAAGATTCATTAATAACCCAAAACTCAACCAAAGCAATTGGAAGTTTAGTAAGTGCATCTTCTGTTAGTGGATTATATACTGTTGTCAAGTATACAAAGCCAAAAGAGTTTTATGTTGATACATATTCTTCTGGAAACATTACAAAAACATCAGATAGATTTTTAACTGCTGGAGTAGGATTGTCTACAGCAGCATCTTACAATTATTCCAATTTTAATACAGATCAAATAATAATTGAAACCAATACATATAATATTGCCAATGTTTCTGGATCTCAAATTGGAGATGTATTTTTGGGACAAACTTTTACATCAGGACTTTCAAATCCAGATATAAATACAAAGAGTGGTGAGATTGTTTATATTGATAACAGAGCATCTGTATCAAGACAATCTCAACAAAGAGAAGATATTAAAATTATTATAGAGTTCTAAAATGCCCCAAAGCACTAACTTAAATAAGAGTCCTTATTTTGATGATTTTAGTGAAGATAAAAATTATTACAAAGTTTTATTCAAACCTGGAACAACTGTACAGGCTAGAGAATTAACTACTCTGCAGTCGATACTGCAGAGTCAAATTGAAAAATTTGGAAATAGTTTTTATACTAATGGTGGGGTAGTAATCCCAGGAGCACATAATTATGATGGAAATTATAACTCTGTAGAAATTGAAAGTACTTATAAGGGAATTAATGTAGAATCATACTATGAAAATTTAGTTGGTGTTGAAATAAAGGGCAAAAATACAGGAATTAATGCTAGAGTAGTAAATGTATTATCAAAAGAAGACTCTGAAAGATCAAACACTACACTATATGTAAAGTATACATCATCTTCAACCAATTCAGAAGAAAACTTATTCACCAAAGAAATTTTTGATGATGGTGAGGAGTTAATAGTTTCTTCTGATATTGCAGTTGGCGATTCTTATATTTTTGCAAATTCAGAATTTGCTAGAGTTATTGCTCTTACAAATAGAAAAGGAACCTCTGTTGGATCTGCAGCTAACATAAAAGAAGGAATTTATTTTGTTAGAGGGTATTTTATTGGAGTAAACTCTGAAACTATAATTCTAGACCAATATACAAATACTCCATCTTATAGAGTTGGATTAGAAATTGTAGAGGATATTATAGATTCTGATGAAGATTCATCATTAAATGATAATGCTCAAGGATTTTCAAATTATGCTGCACCTGGAGCAGATAGATTAAAAATTACTTTGAATTTAAGTAAAAAATCAATAGATGATTTTAATGATGACAATTTCATAGAATTGTTTAGAGTTACTAATGGATTAGTATCTTCAATTAAACAAGATGATAGGTATGCTTTTATTAATGAAATTTTAGCAAGAAGAACTTTTGATGAATCTGGAAATTACTATGTAAATCCTTTTGATGTAGAAGCAATAAATTCATTAAATGACAATTTAGGCAATTCTGGATTATACACAGAAAATCAAGTTACTCAGGAAGGATCTACTCCTTCAGATGATCTTGGAATTTTAAAAGTATCTCCAGGAAAAGCTTACGTCAAAGGATATGAAGTTCCATCTAGCACGGTTTTATTAGATTTTCCAAAACCAAGAACTACTAAATCTGTAGAATCCTCATCATCATCCTTTTATGGTGGGGATTTAATTAGAGTAAATAATATCAAAAATATTCCAAATATTGGATTAACAACTACATTCTCAGTTTCATTATTAGATCAAAGATTAACTAATAAAGTAGCTTTGGGATCCACTATAGGATTTGCAAGAGTTTATAATTTTGAATCTCACAATACATCATATGAAAGTCCAGCAAGTCAATCAAATTTATATTTGTTTGACATACAAACTTATACAAATTTAACACTAAGTGGAGCAGTTTCAGAATTATCTGTTGGAGCATATGTTAAAGGGAAAAGTAGTGGATCTTTTGGATACGCAAAAGAGGTAAATGGATCTTCAATCAAACTATATCAAGTTTCAGGCAAATTCTCTTTAGGAGAAAATTTGATAGTAAATGGAATTGAAAAATCTCAATCAATTTCTTCAGTTACAGATTATTCTATTGATGATATTAAATCAATTTATAATCAAGAATCTGAGTTTGTAGCAGATACTTTATTATCTAAAAAAGTTTCAATTGCTGGACAGTTCACAGCACAAGTTGGATCTGGAATAGCAACTATTACAAGTAATAGTGGCAATTCATTTGCAGCAAATTTAAAAGTAAATGATGTTTTAGAATTTACGAGATCTGGATTAACATCTTCAATTTATATTGGAGTTACCTCAGTATTCCCAACTAAAAATAAAATTAGTGCAGTTGGATTATCAACTGTCCAAAATATTTGTTCTGGGGATATTGGAGTATCTACATCTTACCAAATTTCAGATTTAAAAGTTATTAAACCTGAGATAGTAGCAAATTCTGAAAATTCAACATTATATTCTGAATTAAATCATAGTAATATCTCTGAGGTAAGCACTTTAAATTCAAATATTTACATCAAAAAACAATATACAAATTTAACTAAATCTTCAACTACATTAACATTAACTACTTTAGTTGGAGACTATACCTATGCTTCTTTTGATGAAGAAAGATATATTGTTGTTAATGCTGATGGATCTGTAGAAAATCTTTCTAATGCAACTTTTACTAGATCTAATGGAAATAAAAATGCGGAATTTACTGGGTTAAGTGCTTCTGCAGGACCTTGCAAGGTTATTACTACTCAAATTAAATCTAATGTAACTCATAAGTTTAAGAAGTTAAATAGATGTTCTTTTGTAAATATTACAAAAACTAAGTATTCAACTCCACCAAATGTTGGATTGGCATCAACATCAGTATATGGAGTTAGAGTAGAGGACTCTGAAATTTGTCTAAATTATCCAGATATTCTTGAAGTTCATGGCATATTTGAATCTACAGGAACAGGAACTCCAACTGCCCCTTGGTTAGGATTAACTGGGATTAGTGGTCCAAGTGGCAATACCACAGACTTGATTGTTGGAGAACTCATAGTAGGACAAGACTCTGGAGCAGTTGCAATTTATGCAGAGAGTAAAGCAGCAAGTCAAATTTACATAATTTATAAAAATAATAAAGTATTTTCTGCTTCTGAAGTAATTTCATTTAAAGAAAGTGGTTATACTGCAACTGTATCAACAGTTAATGTTGGATCAATAAACATTACTAGTGATTTTTATCTTGACAATGGACAAAGAAAGCACATTTATGATTTTGGGAGAATTGTAAGAAAGGATTCTGCAAAAGAACCATCACATAGAATTAAGATTTATTTTGATAGATTTTCATATGAATCTACAGATAATGGAGATGTCATTACTGTAAACAGTTATCCACCTTCAGTTGATAAAAATAAAATTGCAACTTACAACAATATTAGAAATCTTGACACAATAGATTTGAGACCAAGAGTATTTGATTATAATACTTCAAGCACACTAAGTCCATTTGAGTTTGGTTCTAGAGACTTTTCTAAATCTGGATCCAATGTAGATCAAATACTTGCCCCCAATGAAGATTTTATATTTGACTATTCTTTCTACTTGCCAAGATATGATAAATTAACTTTATCATCAGATGGGAAATTTGAATTAGTTCTAGGAAAATCTGACGAAAATCCAAAACTCCCAAGCATTTCCTCTGAGGTGTTAGATTTAGCAACTATTAAATCATCTGCATATGTTTATGATATCAAAAATGATGTTGATATTATCTTAACAAACAATAAAAGATATACAATGTCAGATTTGAGAAATATTGAATCTCGTGTAGAATCATTAGAATATTATACAAGTCTTTCATTATTAGAATCAACAACTCAAAATCTATTGATTGAAGATGAAGATGGATTTAATAGATTTAAATCTGGATTTTTTGTGGATAATTTTAGTTCTTATAATCTGTCTGATGTAACTTCTCAAATTTATAGAGCAAACATTACAAATAATTCTTTGTCATCACAAACAAATAAAAATTCTATTAATTTATCACTATATGCAAGTGACAATCAAAATTCTTCCTCTGAAATAAATTTAGCAGATACAAACTCAAATAACTTAAAGTTAACTGGAAATACTCTATCTCTAAATTACACTGAAGTTAATCATGTAAGGCAACCATTTGCAAGTAGAATTAGTAATATAAATCCATATCAGGTTGTTACTTGGTCTGGATTATTGACACTAAATCCAAATAGTGATACTTGGTCTGTAGAAATTTCAGAATCTAGATCTGTTGCAGATCCCATGAGAAGGGGATCTGCGAATATTACATCTACTCAAACAACAATTCCATATATTAGATCTAGAAATATTGAATTTATTGCAACAAGACTTAAACCAAATACTAAGTTTAAACTTCTATTTGATTCCAAAGAATTAAGTTCTAATATTGATGGATTTACATATTGTTTCCCCAAATTACTACAAATATCTAATGTTGTAGGATCATTTATTGTTGGAGAAACTGTAACTGCATATACTAATTCAACAAATAATAATAGTCAAAAAATTTGTACTTTTAGAATTTGTGCAGCAAATCATAAATCTGGTCCACACAATTCTCCAGAATCAGTATATTCTATTAATCCATACAATACATCTTCTGGCATTGCATCAGTATATGGACCCCAATCAACAATACTAAATGTTGATACATCATCATTACAAATATCTAATATATCAATATTCTCTGGAAATATTATTAAAAATTGTACTTTAGTAGGTTCTACTAGTAAGTCCACTGCTACTGTTTCAGATAATCAACTAATTACAGATAATACTGGAACTTTAGTTGGAAGTATATTTATTCCAGATCCAAACAATAGTTCTTTGAAATTTAAAACTGGAGCAACTACAGTACAGTTAACTCAATCAACATCACTTGGAATTCCTGGAGAATTTGTAAGTTCTGCAGAATCTAATTTTACATCATCTGGATCAGAAATTAAAACAACCAGAATAAATTACTATGATCCATTAGCACAATCTTTTATAGTTTCAGATCAAAATGGAATTATTCCATCTTCTGTAGATGTATTTTTTGCAAGCAAAGACGACAGCATTTCAGTATCACTTCAAATTAGAGAAGTTATCAATGGCATTCCTGGTGGGCCAGATAAAATAGTTGGAAATCTGCAGAAAGTTTTACAAGCATCTGAGGTCAAAACAAGTTTAGATGCTAGTGTTGCAACTACATTTACATTTGACAATTTGACAAGATTGGAGGGTGGAAGAGAATATGCTGTTGTCTTATTGTCAGACTCCTTCAATTACAATGTATGGATCTCCAGAATTGGTGAAGTTGAAATATCTACAGCAAATCTACCAGAAGTGCAGAAAGTTATTATTAACTCACAACCTTCTCTAGGATCTATGTTCATTTCCCAAAATGGAACTACTTGGACTCCAATTCAAACTGACGATCTTAAGTTTACCCTCAAAAAGTGCAGTTTTTCAACTTCTGGAGGAACAGCAAGATTTTACAACTCTAAAGTAGAAACTGAAGATTCTGAAAATCTATTGCCAGAAAATCCAATTGTAGTTGGAGTTGGATCAGATGCTCCAAATGATGGATATTACATGTTAGTAAATCATCCAAATCATGGAATGAATTCTGCTAATAATATTGTTCAAATTGAAGGTGTTTTCTCTGATGTGCCACCAACAACATTAACTGCACAATATGATATAAATTCAGTAGCAGCAATTAGCGTTGCAAGCACTACAAATTTTGCAAATTTTGAAGGTTCTTTAGTAACTGAATTGAATCCAGGATATATTCTTATTAATGATGAAATAATTAAGTATGAAGGAGTTTCTGCTGGACAATTAATTTCCATTACTAGAGAAATCAATAATACTCCAAAAGTCACTCACCCACAGTCATCTTTAGTATACAAATATGAGTTTAATGGAGTATCTCTAATTGGAATTAATACCTCACATACAATTTCAAGTACATATGAACCATTGTTAGATTCTTATTATATTCAAATTCCAACTCAATTCACTTCATCTAAGTTTGGTGGTGGAAATTCAGTTTATGCTACAAAAAATAAACTTTATAATTCTGTTGGAATTAGTTCAGAATTTGTATCAACTTTCAATGGCACAACATGCTCAGCATCATTAAGATCAATTTCTGGAATGAGTATAGATGGAAGTGAATCTGCATTTGTTGATCAAGGATACTCTTCATTATCACTTTCAAACAAAACTGAATTCACTACCATTAAATTGGTTGCATCTGAGCAAAATGAAAATGAATTCTTAATCT